GTATTATTATATGTATTGTAAGGTTGGGAAAAGAACAAAAGAATTTTATGAAAAAGCACACGAATGGCATACAAAAGAAGGATTCCACGAAAAAGAAAAGAATGACAAAATATAATGATGAAATTGTTAAGAGAATTTGTGATTCTATAGAGAAATTAAAAGGCAGAGTGAATGCGTGCGAAGAAGCAAATATTTGTTATGATACTTTCTTAGATTGGTTCAAAAATAGACCAGAATTCACCGAAGCTATAAAAAAGGCGGAAGCCAGAACCGAAGGAAAAATTAAGACTATGGCGGTCATGAGCATTGTGAAAGCAATGCAAACAAATTGGTTTTCTGCCGCATGGTGGTTGGAAAGGAAACATCCTGAAGAATTTGGGGCTAAAAATAAATATGAAGTAAGTGGGAGAATAGAGAATTTACATCTGCATATTGTTAACATGATGGAAGACATTAACAAAGATAAAGAACAAATCCCGTTTAAAACAAATCAAATTAATACTGATGACAACAGACATCAAGAACACCTTAGCAAATAAGTTATGGCGATTACAGAACATATATAAAATAAGAGATAAAAATAAAAATCTTATTACATTTAAATTAAACAATATACAGAATATTATATATAATGATATAAAAGATCAAATTCCCATCAGGCATTATATAATTAAATCACGGCAAGTTGGCATATCAACATTCTTTATTTTATGGTGGCTTGATGATACGATATTTCATAAAAATACTATTACTGGTATATTAGCTCATAAATGGGAAAGTTTACATCATTTATGGGGTATTATTGATATTGCTATCCGCCATCTACCTGAACAATTAAAACCACAATTAAGCGAAGATACAAAACACTCATTATATTTTGAGCAAATAGAAAGTAGAATTTTTATATCTTTATCTATTCGATCAACAGGAATACATAATTTGCATATATCTGAATGGTGTTTTTGTAAGGATAATGAAGTACGCACAACCTTAGGTGCTATATCACCGAATACAAATGTAACGGGCGAATCAACAGGAAATGGGATTGCTAATGATGGATATATTACATATCAAGAAGCGAAATTAAAAGAAAATGAATATAAACCATTATTCTTTCCATGGTTTTTTCAAGAAGAATATCAATTGCCGATAATTGAACATAATCCTCAAGAATTATTAGATAAATTAAAACCAGAAGAAAAACAATTAAAAAAATTGATGATAGAGAAATATCAAATGGAATTAAAGCCGGAACAGTTGTTATGGCGCAGGCAAGCACAAAAACGGCTGAAAGATATTTTTAGGCAAGAATATCCCGAAACAGATGAAGATGCATTTATCACATCGGGTATGCACTATTTCAATGTAGAAAAGATTATGGCGTTACTAAAAGAAGCACGATTGTATTACAATAAAAATAAATATCAGGAAGAAGCTGATAGATATATTTGTTTTGAGTTACCGCAGGCAGGAAATGTTTATTGTGCCGGTGCTGATACTTCGGAAGGGGTTAATGATTATTGCGTATTGAAAATAATCAATGTTACAAAAAGACGGGAATCGTTTATATTTAGATCGAGATGCGGAGTAAAAACATTTTATAAACAATGTGATTATTGGTGCAGGAAATATAATAATGCATTATTAGCAGTAGAAAATAATTTCCCTGGTAATGCGGTATTACTTGGATTAAGTGAAGATTGCAGATATCCGAATTTATATGAACAAAGAGAAACAACACGAGTACTATCAAAAATGACAGATAAACCAAAGGTAAAACTTGGGTGGCAGACAACATCAGCATCAAGAAATTTAATGTTAACAGAATTTAAATATTTTATCGAGGATGAAGATGATGTTGATGTAAATAATTTCGCACCTGAATATAGTATATATGATATGGAATTATTAAAAGAAATGTTGACATTCATTAATAATGATGGTAAATATGAAGCTGAACAGAATAAAAACGATGATATTATATTCGCATCAGCAATTGCGACGCAAGTTTATAAAATATTGCGCCCGAAACATGAGCATGTAATGTCAGCATCTTCCTCAAATATAGAAATTGGAAACACATTCGAATCAGCAAATTTCTGAAGAAACAAATAAACCAAATCTTTTAATCGGTTCTCCTACCGAAGCAGAAACATATTTCAAATCCCCACAGTGGAATTTATCGTATATCTTCCCGTATAATCCTGACCCGTTGGTTTATGGGAATGATTATAGCGTTTATGATGAAATGATGATAGACGATCAAGTTAAATCTGCTATCTGTATAAAAAAAGATATGGTTGTTAATACGGGATGGCAAATACAGGGCGAGAATCAGGAAATAAATGATTTTATTGTTAGTATATTAGAGAATATCAATGATGATTTTGATTTATCGTCAACATTTGATGATATATTGCGTGACATATTAACATCATACACATACGGGTTTTCTTTATCAGAGCCGGTATATGAATTGAATAATGGAAAGGTTATTTATAAATCATTAAAGACAAGACCGCCGCATTCATTTCAATTTGATGTTGATGATAAAGGATTTATAAAACAAGTTATACAATCAACACCAAGAGGAGAATTAAAGTTCGAACCAAAAACATTTTTACACCATGTATATCAGATGGAGTTTGGGAATCCGTATGGAAAATCCGATTTGCAATCGGCGTATGCGGCGTGGAAAGCAAAAAAGTTTTTTTCAAGATTCTTTGCAATTTATGTAGAAAAATATGCCAGCCCGCCATTAGTCGGTAAATATCCCAAAACATATTCGACATCAGAACGTGAAGAATTTTTTAATAAAATAAAGACATTACAGAATGCGACAACATTTACGATACCTGATGATGTTATGCTTGAATTTGTTCAGCATAGCAGAGATGCGTCAGACATATATTTAAAAGGGCTTGATTATTATAATATGCAGATAGCACGATCAATATTAGTTCCTGATTTGTTAGGTATCGGCGGAACACAAACGGAGGGGGGTTCGTATGCGTTAGGCAGAGAACAATTTAAATTGTTTTTAAGCACAATAAAAAAAGATCGTGAAAGTTTAGAGCGGAAAATAACATTTAAATTAATACGTCCGATAGTATTATCTAATTTCGGGGACATTGATTGTTGGTTTGAATTCAAACCGTATGCATTTGATGATGTTAAAGAATATCTTGATTTATGGATTAAAGCGGTATCAGGTAAAGTATTCAAAGCGAATGAAGAAGAAATAAATTATTTTAGGCAAGCGACGGGATTCCCCGAAGGTAAAGTCGAGATATTAGAACCACAACCGAGTACACCGACAATACCTTTTAAGAAAGAAGAGAAAAAAGAATTCATATCAAGGAAACCAAATGAATATGAAAAAAAGATTAACTTTAAAGAAATAGAAAATATATTAAATTCCTATGATGATGATATATATAAACAATCCATACGTGCGGCTAAACTCATATACAAAGATTTATTATCGCAGATAAGAGAGAAGGGAATATTAAAGAAATTAAAACCGCAGGCAATAGAAGATTTAAAGCCGAGATTTTTAAAAGATTTTAATATGGTTCTTAAAAATTATTATACTGATTTATTCAAGGAATCGTATAATATGGCACAGAAAGAAATATTCCCTGATAGAATAGAAAAATATGCATTAGAAATAATGCCAGAAGAATTTCTGGAATTATTAAAGGTTGAAGCATTTAGGAATGTTGGGGATTATGCTTTTCAGATAACAAAACGTGCTAAAAATATTATATTGAGTGGATTGAAAGATGGATTATCAGCGGTAGAAATAATGGACTTAATAGAAGGCGAATTAGAAGACACAACTGAAACATGGGCGAGTACAGTATTAAGAACAAAGACGACAGAAATATTTAATGAAGCACGTAAAAAATATTGGGAATTTGATGAAGATGCAAAACAAATTGTTGTGGGGTATCAATGGTCAGCGATACTTGACGATAGAACATCGGATATCTGTAACCATCTTGATGGAAAGATAATGACTATTGAAGAAAGTCAATGGCTTAAACCGCCAGCACATTTCAATTGCCGAAGTTTACTTATTCCGATGACAACATTCGAGGATTTTAAATATAGTCCAAAAAAAGATATTGGCAAGGATTCGTTAGATAAAATAGGCGGTAGTGGATTATTATTCACGAATAATCAATCAAGGAAAAATTATCAGATTGATATAGAGAACAAATCAAATTTAATTAATTCGAGTATGATTAATTTATTTAATGATACGGTTATTATTGCACAACCAGGTGTGGGAAAACATCTGGCGATTATATCATGTTTTGTTTCCAATAGTGATTTAGAACAACCGGTAACTGTTGGGTTTAGAGGACAGAATGAGAACGAGTTAAAATATAAAGCATTATTGAATAGTGGGGGCGGTCAATTCCATAAAGAGTTTAATGAACAGAATTGGATATTAAATGATAACGAATCGTTTATTATTAACTTGTCAGCACCGATAAATGTTGAATATACAATCGAATATATTATAACTGATGCCAATGGGAATAGGGTAATGTAATATGCCAATTATTGCACGAGATACTACTGGGGAAGATCATTCGGTACGATGCGATGATGATGGGCATTTAATAGTGCAATTCATTGCAAAATATGAAATTAGATGGGAAACGAAAGTCGATTTTGATAAAGGGACCTATTAATGAGTAATACACAATGCAATGATTCAGGAACTTCCTCATATTTATCCTTATTAGAACAAACAAACAATTCTAACGATATTGATTTTAGTAATACTGCACAATACGTATATGATACATCAACAGTTGAAATCATATCAGGAATGTGTAAACTAAAAGCATTATCGGGTGGTGAGAAAAATTATCCATTTACAAATGCGGGAGATTATTCATATTCATCTTCTGCTATTGAAGTAACGGGTGGATATGCTCAATTAAAAGGACGATCTGGTATTTATGCACAATGGCATTTAAATGAATTATCGGGAGTATCAGCATCTGATTCGTCAGGAAATGGCAGGAATGGTACATTAATAAATATGGAAGATGCTGATTGGCAAGCAGGTAAATTAAATAATTGTTTAAATTTCAATGAGGGAACGACAAATGAGTATGTCGATTGTGGGAATATCGCCAGTTTTGAACGAACTGATAAATTTAGTATAGAAGCGTGGATTCAAACATCTGTCGCATCAAAAATAGTTATTGCCAGACATAATGGGACGGTTGGTTGGTTTATCTATGTTGATTCTGATGGAAAACTTATGTGTTATTTAAGTAATAGTTATAGTGGAAGCAATAATATTGCACGGAAAAGTTCTGATACGGTAACTGATAATAATTGGCATCACATAGTCCTTACGTATGATGGGACTTCAATAGTGGCAGGGTTACACATTTATAAAGACGGGGTATTAAATGATGGGGCTATTGTACAAGATAATTTAACAAATTCAATACAAGTTGGAACGAATACAAGAATAGGGAATTGGGGCGGAAGTGCACTCTGTTGGAAAGGAAAAATAGACGAAGTTCTAATTTATAATAAAGAACTTTCTGCGGCAGAAGTATCGGCAAGCTATAATAGCGGGTCCGGAACAGAAACAGGTGCAATATCGATGGATAATCCCGATATAATACCGATAACGGGATTTTCTTTTACAACGAATTTAGAATTTTTTCAACAAATAGCAACAGAACCAACGAATACCGCTATAAAATATCAAATAAGTGCGAATAATGGTACGAATTGGTTATATTGGAATAATTCAACGACTGCATGGATGACAATAACCGCAGGTCAAACAAATACATTTTATTATAATAATGAAGCAAATTCAGTAGGTACTATTAATGCAAATATCGATTCCTTAACTACTTCTGGAATATTTTTATTTAGAGCATTTCTGCATTCAAGTGATGGTTCAAATATTCCACTATTAGACAATATTTATATTAATGAGCCAGTAACATATACAACAATTGCACAATCTGTTAGCATGAGTTTCGATATAAAACCAACAAAAAATTTTGGGTATATATCAATAACAGAAACGACAACGATACCGGCAAATACTTTATTACAATATCAATATTCGATAAATAGTGGGACATCATATAACGGTTCATGGTTAACAAAATCAAATCTTGAAACAGCATTATTAAGTTTAACGACATCAGGCGATGGAACAGATGTATTAAGAATAAAATTCAGATTAAAAGCTGATACCAATACGGTTACGCCAATAATAGAAAATTTGAATATTGTATCAGAAGCGGGGTATGCGTTTTCAGGAACTTATACCAGTAATATCTATAGTTCAGGTTATAATAGTTTAGAATGGGGAAAAATATATTTTGAATTAACAATGCCGTCGCTCACAAGTATTATTATAAAAGCACGTGCATCTAATGATAATTTTAATATGGGGACATTTACATCGGCATTAAGTAATGGGCAGGAAACAAATTTAATAGGAAAATATTTTCAATGGATAGTTGAGATGAGTACCGCATCCGGTGCTATAACACCAGAATTAGATAATTTAAGTGTTATATACGATACACCATTGCGTTATAATGAGAGTCCATAATGGCAAAAATTGTATTTATTGATGAAGAAAATTTATTAAAAAATTTAAATAATAAATCTCGATCAAAATTATCGGGGAAAGAAATTATTGCTTACATGAGGGAAAAACATCTTGCGAGTATCCCGCCGCAAGATAAAGATATACAAAGAGAAATATTAGTAACATTAATAAAAATATTATATGAAATTAA